TGAGATTCACCCAGTAGTCAGGGCCAGTGATACCGGGCGCATACTTAGGATCACGCATGTCGGTACCCACGTCCTGACAGAATCGACGATAGAGCGCATCGAATGGCCCGCCCTTCTCCGCGCCAATCGTGGCCGCCGCTCTCTTGAGAGCGCCAGCGAATGACATGATCTTGGGAGTGCAGCCATTCTCAACACACCACTTAGCCAATTCATCAGCAGCCGTAGACTTGCCAGCCTTGGCTACTCCTCCGAAGCCTATGATTTGCAAAGGTACACATCTCCATTCTCGGCCAGTTTCGCATCCTCATATGGGGCGGCGATTCTCCGGTACAGTTCTAGTTTTGCACATTCCAATGCACCGATGGCTGTGTTCAGGTTGCTATAGGATACACCCATCAAATCCAGCCAACGATCAATTACCTTAGTGATGGCAAAGTTTAGTTCGCCGGGTAATTCTGGTGCTAACTCTGCATCGGCTCTAAGTTCTTGCGAGATATACGGCATTAGTCTCCTTTCTCTTCACAGAGGAACCGGGGGAAGCGAGGATAACCCTCATCTGTTAATTCCGTAAATGCAAATTTCACTGCGGAGTTGATCTCTGGTGGTGTCTCTCGCTGCTTATCAGTGAACCCCGTTCCAATATTGAACAACCTGCCTTTCCAGGCACATACAAGGGCACCCAGCCTGCCTTCGTGCTTACCCTTGCCGGGTTCATGCCCGATTACCAGGGCCACATCATCGTTGATGTTCTTGACCTTGAGGAGAGTACTGCTACGCTTACCCTCATAGAGGGACTTCGGTTTCCGCAGCATGAGGCCCTCACCGCCAAGCGCCCAATTATTCTCTGCCATCTCCATCAGGTGCTCATGGCTCTTGACTGGAATCTGTGGTATATACTCCAGCCAGGGGCATGATTGTCGTCGAATACGGATCATCAGATGAGCCAGCCGAGTCTCGAAAACCTCCGGTTCACCTAAGTCAGGCGCATCGAACACATAGTACTTCACCTTTCGCCAGCGTTCATCCGGTACCAATGTTCGTACTACGCTCATCGTCTCCTGGAATCGGCCACGACCCATATACAACTCCCCGTCGAACATCATATTCGTGGGCATACTGGCTTTGAACCAGGCGGGGGCGTGGATCAGGTTGCCATTACGGCTCCAGAAATCCTTGCCATCCCACCAAGCACGCATACCATCTAGCTTCTCGGATGCCCACCAGTCAATGATATCGTGCTTATCAGGTTCATAGGGCTTAGCCAGCAGGAAGCTGAACTGTGGCATTTACTGGAACCTCTTGATTATCAGGATGCCCAATAGGATGCGTTCTTTTCATCGGCCCAATAAACAGGGCCACCGCATCACGAAATTCCTTAGGAGTTTCCTGGCCCTCACGGTCACGGCGCACGATCAGCTTGCGCATATTGGCTACCATGAGTTGATCCAGAGTCATCCCCTCGAAATGCGCGGCACGAACCACGTAGTACAAGAGATCACCAAGCTCATCCTTGATGTAATTCGCAGGTTGGTGACCAGGCGTATCAGGGCCGCGAAGCCGGTGCTTCTTGTATTCGTTGAGGACTTCCCCTGCCTCGCCGCCCAGGGCGATCATGACATGGGCTTCGTCTTGGTCAGGACGCCAGGTGGCATCCACAAATTGGTCATAGATCATTTGATCTCCTTTTAATGGCACTCGGCCCAATTAGAGCCGATCTTGAACTCGCCTGCTAAAGGCACTCTAACCTTAAGTATGCGACCAGCCTCGGCATAGGCCCAGGCTAATACTTCGCCCACAAATTGGGCATTCTCAGGCGGCGCTTCTGCCTGTGCCTCATCATGAGCATTCAACATAAGGGCATAGTCTTGCCCCGGCCGATAGCCATGTTTAGCCAGATAGGCCGCCGCGATTACGAGCGCCCACTTGCAGACCACTGCCCCATCCCCTTGAAGCATGGTGTTGAGCGCCGAATGAGGACTACGTGTGGGCGCATGGCGCCCGTCTAGAAGGACGATGTATCCTGGTCGATTGGCAGCACTCTTGCAAAGTGCAACCAACTGAGCCAGGGCTGGAATCTTTTTCTCGAATGTATTCCTAAATACCCGCCCTACACTAGGCTTTGTCTTTCCTTTGTATCTAGTCCTTTGCTCAGGAGAAAGCGAAGCATGGTCAGATATGACGTATCCGATCTTCTCATCTCCTGCGCCATACAAATAGGCATAAATTGTCTCTTTGCATTGCGGGCGTGTATCAAGATTACCAGCTTTCTGATTCTCGGTGTGTACATCGCCTTCCAAAACGATCTTCGCATAGGCACCTTTATCGAATTGCCACAGTCGATTGGCCAGCATACGTAATTCAAGACCGCTGGCATCTGCACCAATCTGCACCCAGCCCTCTCTAGTCGGCCCCCATAGAGATCGACATTCCCAGGGCTAGGGCATCTCGAAGCCGGTCAATGGATGCTCCTTGCCCTCGGCATCCTTCTTGGTCTTGACTTTGGGACAGGCTGTTTGGTTGGGCTGTTGGTGAGTCATGCGAGATGTGGCAGCCCCGCAAGTATTGATCTGTGGGTGAATAATGCCCGGCGTTCGAGATGCCCTAGCCCTTACCACCCAATCCCCCAGGTGCTGCAAACGCTTCTCGGCCATCTGATAGCGAAGAAGAAAATTCGCTTCTGGATACTCCATGCCAAGTAGTTCTTCTTCCACAATAGAAGGATTGCCACCGCCATTACCGTTCTTATCCGGCTTGGTTAGAGGGGCAATATACCCATACTTCTCTTTGAGCCGCTCGGCAATCTGTTTTGTAGAGCCGGGGTTGAAAGGGTGCTCTTTAGTTTTGAAGGCACCATATGTAAGCTCCCCATCCCGCCATCCGGCCCCCATGGCGGATTTCTTAGTATCCCATTGTTCATCATCAGGAGACAACCACCATCTCTTTTTCATCTGCTTTATGCGCGGCGGGAAGGCTTTGCATAGCGCGTCTAGTGTCGCGGCCTTCTCTATCTCCAACTTTTCGATCAGTGTCTCGGCCGTATCCACATCGATGCGAACCCCATTCTCGCATTGAGCGGCGATGATCTCTGCCACTCGTAATTCAATCTTGAGTGCGGCTTTGAATGGGATCAGCTTAGGCATTATGAATTTGCGGATCGCCTCCGATACCGCTGTGTCATGAATGCAGTAGTCTTCCATCTCCTGAGACCATTCATCCCATGGCCCTTTGAATGGCATCTTGAAGATACGAAGCTCACGGCCCCAGTCTTCTAGACTATTACCACCGAATGGGTGGAACTGGGCATCGGGATACAGGAGGCGCGCGGCAATCAGGGTATCGAATACCTTAGGTTGCTTGCCCTTGTAGTCTGGTGCCACTAGCCGCCGCAGAATGGGCAAGTCATGCATGATACAGTTATGACCAAAGATAACATCGGCCTGCATCAATTCCTCAAAGCCCTCCCGGAGAGTGTTCATCTTCCGGTTGTTCCGGTAGACCTTCACACCCGCCGGGTGCCGCAATACCAAAAGGTGAACCTTGGTGGCTTCCTTCTGGACCTCTCCTCCCTTACCGATGCGTAGCTCCGCGAATCCGTTGGATTCGATGTCGAAGCTGAAAAATTTCAATCAGTCATCCTCAGAAGCATCCTCAGCCGCCTCTTCAAGGTCTTTGACATCTCGCTTAAGACGCTCTACGTCCAGTTCCAGGCCCTCTATCTGCTCAAGTTGAGAATCAAACCGATCTTCCAAGGCGCCGAGGTCTTCACGCATCGACTCAATGAAATCAGAAACAGATCGCTGTGACATTACTTACCCTTTCCTTTTGCCGCCTTAGCGGACTTCTTCTTGTGTGATTCTTTAGCCGCCTTCTTGGCTGCCTTGGTCGGCTTCTTGCCGCCATACGAACCCATGTGGGGCATTACTTTCTACCCTTCTTGGCCTTCTTGGCCTTCTCAACCTTGTTCATCGTGCCATACACATAGGCATTGGCACGTTCTCCTGTGAGTCCCTTCTTCTTGGCCTCACGTCTAAGCTTATCGTGCAATGCCTTGGGCATTAGCTAGGCCGATTGGCCAGCATGGCCACCACAAGGTCTTGCAGTTCCTTCACTGCAAACATAAGCTGACGCACACGAACGTTCGTCTGAATCTCAGAGAACTGGCGTCCCGGCTCACCGTCGCCCGGAAGTGGCTGCGGAAACTGGATCGGCCGCGACAAGATCGGGCTCGATTCCATTGATCTCGTCCCACTCGAAAGAGTCGGGATCGACTGGCCCTTCGTTGTACGGGGCGGCGTCGGCAGGTTTGGATCGCTCAATGCTTTCCTCCTCAAAGGTTTGGCCCGCAGCCATATTCCAATCAGTTTGGACAAGGCGGCGAGTGTCAGGATCGAATCGCAGAAACCCCGCGATTCCTGTAGTGCCGGTAAACCGGCCCTTGAGCACGCGGATACGCATGATCCGGCGCTCCTCCGGGTCTTCGGCCTGCTGGTGGCGTTCAACAGCAATTACGTTGTTGGGTACACTACCAAGAGAGCCGCTGCCACGGAGATTTCGCAGATTGATTTGTCCGCCTTCTTCGGCTGACTTGCCGTTGGAGATGCGGTTCAACTGCGATACTAAGTCAAGGTGAACCCCGGTCCTCTCCACGATGGATCGAAGGTTCTTCATCACTTCATCTATGCCCTCTCGCTCTGTAGCCGCGTGGTTCAGGCCAACGATTAGAGCAGTGATATGATCTAACACGATCACATCACACTCCAGAGCAGAGGCCATGTATTCGATACGTTGTAAGATGTTATCGAATGCGTTGGACCCACGATGGTCATAGATGTAGAGAGGTAATTGGGCCAGAGTCTTTCGAGCCTCATCATATTCATCATCACTGAGGTTGTCAGTGAGGCCGAAGCTGAGGGCCTGTCGACCAGAATCAACCAGCAGGTCATTCAATACACGGGCTGCCCTGATTTGCCGAATCGGTTTATTCAAGAGCAGGGCCACCATGTCATCCATCGTTTCGACGGGTGACTCCTCTAACATCAGCATACCGACCTTTCGACCACTGGTTAGATGATGCATGGCAAGCTCTCGGATAAGCGTAGACTTACCAGAGCCAGTGCCTGAGGCCCATAAAGTCATCTCCCCTGACCGTTGGCCCATCATGCTTTCAGTCAGGCAGTCCCATGGGAATAGCCAGATATCCTGGGCGGGACGCATCCCGTCGTGGATATCTGAGATGTGGAGAATCCCATCGGGCTGGTATTGTCTAGCCTCATAGAGGGCTGTCAACAGTGCCTGCGTGTCATTAGCAAGCAGATGATCGTTGGCATCCTTACGGGGCGTGATGGCGATGCGGACCTTTCCAGGCGGCAGCTTCTCGGCCGCAGCCTCGGCCGCAGGGCGGCCGGCATCGTCATTATCAAAACAAAGCACAACCTCGTCATAGCCCTGTAAGAACTCCAGATTCTCAGCGATGGATTTGGCGGCGCTTTGTGCCCCGTTGGGCAGAGACACCACCGGCCATCGGTTTTTCTGGAGCATGGAGATGGTCATGGCATCGATCTCGCCCTCGGTGACAATGATGCGTTTGCCTTGGCCGCTCCAAAGATGCTGTCCGAACAACGGGAGGTTGGACGTATCTCCCTTCCAGTAAAACTTCTTGCCCGGAGCCCGGACATGCTGTGCCACCACCGTACCATCACGGTAGTAGTTGGAAACTTCTACTACCTCGCCCTTAACTTTGGCAAGGCGATAGTCAAACAGACGTGTGGTCTTCTGGTCGATATGCCTGTGCTCCAGCGACATGACTCGGCCCACATAGGGCTGGGTTAGCTTCGCATGGCGCCTGGCTGTCTCGACCGTAGACCCGTCCCCGTGTTTGTGATACCCACAGGCGAAGCAGTGGGCACCACCGTCCGGGTAATAAGAGAGATTGTCACCGCTGGTATCTCTACCGGCCTTGCGGCATTCTGGACACGGCTCACGTTTCATTGGACCTCCGTTCGATCCAGGTGCGAATCGTAATACCGCCCGTCTCGTTGATCTCATGGCGGTGAACCACCTGAGCTAGGTCCGGGTCGATGCCGTGCTTAGCGATGAAGGCCACTGCCAGTTCATCTATGCAGCGGAGATGCTGTCTAGCCAAGTACTGATTCAGGATATCCAGAGTTTGCGGCTTCATCCAGTTCCTCCACTAGCATACGAATTTGCGGTGTTTCACAGTAATGCTTGGTCGCTATTACTTTTACAATCTGACTATCATCCCGCCAGATAAACTCATTGCATCCATCCCATATGGCCTTGAGCAGGTTGTCTACGTCGCCCCTAGGCCATGCATGAGCAGGTTTAGCAGGCTTCTTCATCTCGAAGAATACCGTTACTTTCAGTGGCCCCAGAAGAGGGCGGAATCCCTTACGGAATTCCGCAATCATCTCCTGAAACTGCTTGCGAAACCGCTTGTAGGTTGGAGTGTAGTAGGTGCCCCAACGACTCACTCTTGGGCGAGATGCAGGAATGGGGATGATATCAAATCGGAAGAAGTGTTTGCGGCCTAGCCGTCTGTACTTCACAGAAGGCCGAGGGTCGGATCGTCGTCATCGCTCGACTCGTCCGACTCTTCAACAGGTTCCTCAACCTTGGGCTTGTTCTTAGAACCCGCAGGCCGCCCCTTCTTAGGCGAGGCAGTCACTGGTGTCGAAGTCGTGGACTTCTTCGCACCACGGGCAGACTTCTTCACGGGTGGCGTCTCCTCTTCGGAGGCTTCGTCTTCCTCGAAAGGGGACTCGTCTTCCTCCTCCAAGGCATCGGCCACGTCATCGTTAGCCTCAGGCGCATCCTCATCCAGGAAGTCCTGCTCGGCCTCGAACGTGGAGCCGGCACCACCAGCCCAATTGGACTTGAGAAGCTGGACCGAATTCAGGTAGCCCTTGATCCCGGCTCCGGTAGGCAGTTCCCAACCAGAGATGGTAGTCTCAACCCGGACGATATCTCCGCCGTAGACCAAGAGGGAATCCTCACGCTCTGCCTTGGCATTGAACACCGGGATCGGCCCCTTAGCCGTATCGGCATTCGTCTCAAAAGACATATGCGGGGTGCCCACAGGCACACCAACCAACTCAGCCAGCTTGGCATCCGTGACCTTCATGCATCCCGGAACCTTGGTAGCCTTACGGCTGAGCCCCTTGAGGAAATCGGCATTCATCTTGCTCAGAGTCTTGAGAAACTCAGTGAACTCCGGGTTTTCCTTGTAGTCAGGCCAGAACATATCAATACGATAGCGGTTCTTACCGAATGAGTCATCCGGCTTCTGGAGGTATGCAAACGCAGCAACGCCACGGGGCGTGCGAATCCGCTTGATCTTGGTGATCTCGGCCTTGGTGTTACCCTTCGGCATGTGTCAACTCCTTGGGTAGTGGTGGCATGGCCACCGCGTTTCCTGCAAGCAGCAGCGCAAATGCATTCTGCAATCGCAGAGCATAGCGAAGTCTAACTTGCCACTCACTCATAGGCGCACCACTATTAATGATGGCCTGTAATAGACCCGACGTTCGGATCGATTGATCCTTACTCGGCTCCGTCTTCGTCGATGTACTCTTCCCAGGCACTCGAATACTCCTCTGGTGTATCGCCTGCTTCCCGTTGATTGTCATCATCGGGCGGCGTCATAACTGCTGGACTCACTGCCTCTCCTTTCCTACGCTTGGCGGTGCGTATCTTATGACAATTTGCACAGACCACTTCGCACTTGGCAATCTCAGCTTTGAGAATAGCCAATGAGTAGTTAGCAATCTGATGCGTGATAGTAAAGCGTTTCTTCCCGCGCTCCGGTAGATGGTCAAACTCCAGCGGGATGGGGTTCGTGTTGTATCCACAATCCACACACCCGCTGGCCATTTTGATCCTCGCCAGCCACGCCGCCCGTTTGAGATACCGTTGGGCATAGGCAGCCTTGGCAGCCGCCCGGTACGCCTTAGGGTACAACTTCTGCTGGCGGTGCTGAGCCTTACGCCTCTGTGTTTTGTCCATGGCGATAATATTTCTGACCCTTGCTGCATGACATGGGAATGAACACAGCCATGCCATCGATCACTATACCACAGCCCAGTACAGGCCGTACGGGAAAGGGCTTGCTATACTCGAAGGCATAGGCATCAATATCAATGCCGCATCCAACGTTCATTCCAAAGATCAATGAGTCTGGATTGGCGTGAAATTTTACGCCCGCATAACTATGCGTATGACCCTGCACCGTACTCATCCTTCGCTGGAGTGCAAGGTTCATCGCTGCATCCTTGCCAGTAGAGCCGGTGCCATGGATATACAGCACCCCATCGATCTTGAACTCAGGCTGCCAGTCCCAACCGGGAGTCTCAAAGACTTCCTGGTAGGACTTGAGCAGGCAGGAGGGAATGCCATAGCGGAATGCTCTTCGCTGGTAGCGCTCGTCGTGGTTGCCGATGCAAACCTGGGCCTTGGGGAATGCTTTAACCCAAGGGCGAAGGTGCTCAGTTGCTGCACGAATCTCATCACCGGGAGAGTAACCCTCAGGATTAGGCTCGAATCGGCTCATAGCATGAGAGTCAACTACATCTCCGATGAATACCACCCGGTTCACCTTGAAGCGTTTGAAGGTATCCTTACAAAATTGTAGGTACTTCGGGTGAGCCCACGGCAGGTGAATATCTGATACTATTCCTACTACTGACAAGTGCGCTCCATTCGTTTGAGTTGGGCAATAATAAGGTCCATCCATTGCTCCAGACCAATCATATTAGACTCGAAGTCAGGACGTACAACCTCCATCTCAAACAATTCAGCCGCGTGCATTTCCAATGCCGTGCCGCTACTGACTTCAAAGCCGGGCAGCACCATCATAGCGTCACAGATAGAAACTGCGGCAATATCACCAGGGATAACCAGGCGATAAATCTTGGCGCGTGTCATTTGCGGACGATTCTCAACTGTGATGTTTGCCTCAAGCAAGTGCGGACTAACAACATCGAACCCCGCATCTCGTAGCCTACGAAAGGCATAGCGAAAGGCAGGATAGTTGTTCTCCGGAATGCCTGACATGGGGCCTCCTACGTATACTCTCATAGTTTCCTTTCAAGAGGGGCTGTAGTTGCCGCTGTTTGCTTGCATCCAGTTGGGCGGCAACGCTATGTCATGCGAGAGAAGGCGAGTTCGACTAAAATCGCTGACTCTGCACTTCTCCACGTACAAGCCGAACGGCCGCAACGCTGTGCGGGCCGCGCGAGTGATCTCGTCACGAATGTTTCCAAGCAACCCCTCCCTCAATTCGGCAAAGGTCTTTCGGATTACGACCTTAGTGGTGGCCTCCAGGGCCACGTCCTCGGCACTGTCGTCATGGTTGTAGCTATCTACTAGTGCCTTTTTCACATCTTCCACGGAATAGATCAATGTGAGGTTGATGTAGATAGCGATGTCATCCTTAGTAACTAATCGTTGTGGTTGAAGATTGAGCGACTGGCGCACAACCGGGATCAGCTCGATCTCAGTGACGCAAGGCCAGTACATGAACAATCCCGGCTTGATGATCTTGACAGTTTTCCCACAACGAAATTTCACACCACCGTGAGTAGCCCGGCAAATACGAAGTCGGGGAACCCAGTTTCCTAGCCAGGTGGCAAGCTGGCCCAACCAAGCGAATGCGGCTTCGATCTGTTACCTCCTTCTAAGCAAAGAAGAACTCCGAATCCCTAACCAGCCTGATATCGAACGATCCAAGTTCAGGCGGATCAGGAACTGTGACACCAAGCTGTGCTTCTACCTGGGCCTTGAACTGCTCAAGTACATTACCGCTGTACATCTTTATGAACTCCTCCCGCAGCACAACATTGAGAAGTGATACATCAGCAGCATGAGTACCATAGCAGTCATGGATCATGGCGAAGTGGGTAATACCTACTGCCATGCAGGCCACAACTGTTAGTATCAGATGTGCTGCATCTTGCCCGTGTACAAAATTAGGGGGCAGGCTATTTTTCTGCTTGTACGCATTGACCTGCTTCTCAGGGCGGGGCACCCGGTAGCGAATACTGCGTTCCAAAGTGCGAATCACCACCATGTCTGTCTCCAGGTACTCCTGGACGGCCACGAACCCGGCTGGTGTAACCCAGCGGATCGGAATGTTCTTCTCATTCCCCGCCTTGGCCACAATCCTCAGCCATTCCATCACCGTAGCTGCGCCCTTTACATTCTCTTGCAAAGCCTTCCAAATAATCCTGCGGAGATATTTGGCCGCATAGTACGGGTTAGGCATGCCCTCTGTGAATCTGTCGGACATGAGATAGTTCTCTATGCCCTGCTGAGTCACCCCGTACACATAAGTCATGGTGCCCCGCTTGAGGGTCTTGCGGTTGATGCGGCCCTGCCACCACTTGCAGGCCGTTTGGAGGGTAAGTGGATCATCTGTAGTTACCAGCCTTGCGCAGTCTTCCTCAACTACCTGGTTTACCCATCCTGCCATCAGGCTGTAGATGTCCTGGGGGACTGGGGAAGGTAGGAGGTTTGTCAATCTGGCCCCCTCCGGGTCACGAAGCATAGCTGAGAAGTGCTGGAGGCCGCTGTTAGAGCCGTCTACAGAGACGGGCAAGTGACTACGGTAGTCAGGGGAGTCGATGGAAGCCTTGATCTCGAAGATGCAAGCCAGGGCCTGCCAGGGCTTGTCGGCCTCAGCCCACCAAGAATCGGAGAAGGGGTCAACAGCCGTGGCCACGATCTTATCCAGCCGCTCCCAACACCAGTTGATTCGGCCGCGCATGTCCACCTTGTCAACGCCGAAGCAGTTGGCCAGATGGATGAGCAACCAGTCGAATCCGTCAATGCCCAGTTCCTTGCCATCTGCAAACTCCAATAAACCTCGGCTCAGGTCCGAGCCCTGGGGCTGGAGAGGGTGCGGCACCGGATAGATGCGGCCACGAAAGTCTGCTTGATGCGGGAAGTAAATCGCTCCCTGCTTATAGAACTTCCAGGCAATCATTCGATTGGAGAGGAATTGATAGCGAGAGATTGTTAGGCTGATGTTGTGTTCGTACACTTGAGCCGCTTGTTGTCGCCATGTTTTCTTCTCATCCTCTGTGCCATATTCCGGGTAAGGCACTAGAGTCCTATGGTGTGGAAGCTCGTTCTGTAAGGGAATCTCTGGCCATTTCCCGGTGTTTGCTTTCCAGCACTGCTCCATCACAGCCAGCACCTTGCGGTTTATCCTCCATGGCGTTTTCTGTACGGCATTGATAGCCTGATACACTGCGGGACCGTGTTGTAATTCATGTTCGGTTCCGCTCGCCATGGTAGTATGGGACTTGACCAAGGGTAGACGATGATATCGATAGCCTCCTGGTGTTCCGAATGCCCAGTCTCCCGGAGGTACTACCATTGGATAATAGAATGGATATAAGATTTCAAGGGCCTCAGTTTCCTGGGCCAGGGCTGATCTCAATCCATCCTGTAGCTCTATTACTTGGGCCGACCACTTCTTATTCTTTCGATATCGCTTGGCACAGGTGAACCAGGTGCAATTGTCTAGTACTAGTTCAAGTAAGATCGCCCCAACCCACCGCCGCCGCTTGATTGGCCACGCCTGATACAATCCTTCGGCCTTACGGATTGCATACTTGACTTTCTTTGCTGTCCAGTTCTTAAGTCGTCGCTGCATCACCTTCAATAATTGGGGAGCCTCCTCCCTCAGCAACAGAAAGTGATACTCATGTTCGACTGCATCACCAATACGTGTGGTTATACTGGCGATTGTGTGCTA